CCATAAGCCCGTTACCTATGGGCACCCGAAGGGATTAACCGATTTCGCGATACGCCACGCCCCACGACCATGAGGTCAGCGTGCCCGGCGTGCTCGTGAACTGGAGGAAGTTGCCAGACGTGCAGCCCGGCATCGCCAGCATCGTTTCAGCCGGGGTCGGCACCCAGAGCCAGCCGTTCAGCACGTTGAAGTTGTCCCAATAAATCTTCACTTCCGTGCCGCCACCGTTGGCCGAGCTATTGACCCCGCAGGTGCCCGCGGCGCCGGACGTGCCACCGACAAGGTTAGCGGTTGGCAGACCTAGCGACGTCTTCGCGGGCGTGGCGCTGACCACGGTCGGAAAGACGGTCAGTTTCGTGCCGAGGGCGATCCCCTGCTGCGCGCTCGTGGCGTTGGCCCGCTGACTCGCCCAGGCGCGGAGGATTTCATAGCCGGGCACGGCCGCGCCGCCGGCTGACGGGTTCATGAAGACCAACTGCGGCGCCGCAACCACGGTCTGCGCGTCGACGGAAATCGTATAGGTGCGGTCAGCCACGGGAGACTCCTTTTACTGCGATGACAGTTCGCCAGCCATGACAAACGTCTGGCCCGGCCGTTCGTAATCGATTTCCTGCCCTGTGCGCGCGTCCAGACACTTCAACCGCTCAACCTGCCCTGTCCCATTGCATTTCGGACAGTCGATCGTGAGGTCTTCCCCGGTCAGGCGGTTATACCCCAGCCACATTTTGCCGGGATGCCGCTTGTAATCGCTGCACGCAATGCACTTCATCCAGCCCACCGGAATCATGATGACGGGCACGGCTTCCTGAGCCATTACGCGCTCTTCGCCTTCTTCGGCTCGAATGAGGCCAGCATGGCTTCCAAGTCTTCCGCCGAGAGTTCGGCCATTTGCTCTTGAATGGCCTGCATCCGCGCTTTCTTCTGACCGTCAATCACCAGGCGGCGATCTTCTAGGGACAACTTCTCCAGCATCGCCCGAATGTGTTCCGCTTGGTCTACGACAGCCGTGCCAGGGTCTACCTCGAGATAGCCCTGCGCCAGCATCCGCTTATGCTCCGGCTCGCTCTGGACGGTGATCTCTTCGCCGTCCGAGCTCCAGAGCAAGCGCGGATAGGGAAACGTCTTGCCGGCATCCGGGTTGTTGCGTGGCCCTTCGACGGACCAGAAGAACGTCGGTCGCGGGTCGTCCTTCGTCGGCAGCAGCCGCAGATCATGCAACTGCCGCGGCCGGAACGGCGAGCGCCCGCCCTGCAAATCCGACACGTTCAGTTGGCCGTCCGCAATCGCCTGCTTGATTTCCGAGAGCAGTTCAGGACTGAGCGCCATTAATACCCCTTCAGTTCGGCTTCCACGATGGTATTCGTACCTGAGAACGACGCGCCACCGTTGAACGAGACGCCAATAAATCCCGGCGTGGTCGCATCAAAGGCCGAGGAGACGACGGCAATCTGTGCCTGCCCAGAGGCGCCCGTCGACACAAGGCCCGTCGCTGCCAGCGCGTGCCGACATTCACAGGTGCCAGCCAGCACCGCGGCGGCGCCTGCTTGCCGAAAATGCGCGCTGACGACAAAAGTCCCCGTATCCGCCGCCGCCGTGCCTGCCAAAAATGTAAACGTTAAGATCGCCGCATCCGCCGTGGTGCCAGCCGTGCCGATACGCACGACAATGGCCGGCGTGGCTGACCCTGCCGCTGTCTTCACCATGTCGAAGGTGCAGACATAGCGCATCCCGTTGGTGAACCCGCCCGGAGGCACGGGCACGGCCGAGCCAGGGAGATACGTATCCGCCGCATACCCTGCCGATACCGTCGCGACGCTGGAGGCCGATTGCAGATAGTCGTTAAAGCTGGGTCCGAGTGGGGTGTTCGGGAAGTCACCAGCATTCCCGAACCATGTCGGCGCCCCAGTTTCGTGCGGCACGGCGACGGTGCCCAGATATCCAGAGGTGACTTGGACAATGGGCGCCGCCGAGACGTCCGTCACGCGCAGATATTCGCCTTCGACATAGACGAGCATCTTTGGCCGGATGCCCGTCGATGAGGTGAGCTGGACATACCGATCGTTGACCGCTTTCGACAGCGACAACGTGGTTGAGGTCAGCGCCATTTATGCGACCGTCACACCGTTCTGCGCCACGGCCGCCCAGACGGTATTGGAGGCTTTGAGCGTCACGGAATTGCCGACCGCGCCGCCAAACGTCGCCACGTCCGTCGCTGCGGCGTTGCCAGCCATCGTGATGGTATGCGCCGCCGCGGTTGTGCTGATGAATACCAACGTATTCTGCTGGTCGGCCGCCGCAGCCGCCAGCGTATACGCGCCTGCGGTCGCTTTCGTTAGGTAGATGATCGCCACATCGGACACCGGCACGGTGCCCGCGCCGCCAGGGCCAGTAATCGCCCCGTTGACGCCAAAACTCTGACTCGTCACCGTTCCACGTGGAACCACACCCACGTTGACAAAGTCGCTCTGGTTGCCGTAGATGACCGGAGCAAGAATGCCATGCGGTCCAGCCGTCGAGCCGTTGTAGCCGGGCACGACGCCAAGAACCGGCGTCAAGGCATTGCTCGTGACGCGCATCCATTCCGCGTCCACAATGGCGAGCATCTTCGGCAACGCGCCCGTCGCTGAGGTCAGATTGATGACAACGTCGTTGGTGGCTTTCGCCGATGCGAGAGTGGTTGCAGTTAAGGCCAAGGGACTACTCCAATCTAGAGGTTAACGGGCACGTTCTCACAAAGACCTCTCGGCCTTATCCGCACACTTTACACGCCAGCTCTTGCCGCAGCACCGCCGTGCCATACAGCACGTCCAGCCGCTGAATCCACTGGTCCGTGGTCGCCACGTAATCGCGGATGCAGCGAATCGCCTTGCCGGATTTCTTCGACGCCGCTCGATACGCCCTGTCCGTTCCGCCAGGCAACGGCATGTCGACCATGGCCAGCGTGCCGAAATTCTTATTGGCAACCATATTGAACGGGGTTGACTTACTCAGAATGGTCGAGAACGAGGCTGCAGGCGTGTCGTAGACATACACGGCTGTCGAGACGGCGGGCAGGTTCGTCACGTTCTGCAACTGCTGGCCGGGACCATACATCGCGGGCGCAAACGGAATCACCATCGTGCCGCCGGAATCAGACGTCGTCGCCGTGACCACGAACTGCTGGGGCTGGCCCATATTCTGATAATTTTGTGGGTTGACGACGTTCACAGGCGTTGTCGTGGAGACGAAGCTGATCGTATCGCCAGCGTTCAGCGTGCCCGTCGTCCAGCCCGTCGTGCTGATCGTCGTCGCGCCATTCGCGGGCGCCGTGCCCACCACAGGCGTCGAAGATCCGAGCGCCCCGACAGTCTGCACATAGATGTTCTGGTCCATGTCCCAGGCCATCCCGAGCGTCCCGGTTTCCGTCATGCTGCCGGATTCGTACTGCGCACTGATGGCCTTGCCGCTGTTATACAGCGTCTTCAAGTTGTCCATCAGGGTGAAGTCGGCGATCGGCGAGAGCCATGCGTAGCGGTCTTCCGCGGGGCAGGCGTTGTTGTCCAAGCGCACCTTGGCGAGCCCATACGTCGTGAGCGTCGTCGGCGTCGTGCCTGGCGTGCCGACCGAGTTATTCAGGCCCTGCGCCAAGTTGCAGACATCCTGGTCGATCAGGTTGTTGAGGCGCACAATCTGCGGCTTCAGCACCCGTTCGCGGTAGTTGTCGATGTCGAGAGCGAGGTTCTGGGACGACACCTGCGTATCAATGCCGCGCTGATACGACAGCGTCAGCGGCACGAACGTCTCGGTAATCGCTTCGATCTGGGCGGCCTGTCCGAGACGCCCCAGATACCGGGGTGGCTTGCGGATATTCAACGTCTGGCCGAGGACGGTCCCACCAAAGTCGAACTGGTCGGAATACTCGCTGTTGATGCGCTGCATCACCTTGTCGGTGTTCTCGAGCACATCCAGCGCTTCGAACGTCACGATATCGTTGGTGAGGAACGTATTCGCCATCGGGCGGCCCTACTCTTATCGACGCGCTTTCCGTTCGGCCTCCCGCCGCGCTTTGTAGGCGGCGTAATCGCCCTTGCGGGCAGCTTCGGCAGACGGGGATGGCGTCGTTGGGCTACCGGACCCCACTGGCTGAATTGGGGCAGGCGGCGTCATCGTTCCGGCAGACGGCGTCGAGGCCAGCGGTGCGGCGCCGTTCGTCGGTGCCACCGTGGAGAGCAGCATTCCAAACTCAATCGGATTCGCTTGCGCGAGCTTTTGAGCGAGAGCGCCGTCCTTCACGATCGCA